TGTTCCGCCGCAGTTCGAGGGCGTGGCTGACGCACACCAGCCGCAACGAGCCGGCTTGATTGATCGCCCCCGTCGTGATCGGGGTTTCGTCGACAAATCCGACGAACAGCGGCTCGGCCGGAGCGACCAGAGAATTCTGCGTATTGGCGGTGAGTTGGCCCCGGTAGATCTGGATCGGCGCCCGCTTCGGGCTCAGCCCCCGGATCGCCACCTCTACGGTCGGATCGAGGTTGTCGAGTTCCACCTCGACCGTCCGGATCGTCAAGTCGGAGACGTAGCGGATCGGTCCGATGTCGTGCAGACGCGGACTGAAGGGCCGGCTCGCGGTTGCCCCGGTGAGCCCGTCCTTGACGTTTACGGTCGCCCTCACCCCGAGATCGGAGAACCCAAACGACGATGGTGCATGCGTCGTCCGGTTCTTGACGGTCAGCCAGACGAACCAGCAGCCGCGAGAAAGCGGATTGGCGAGCGCGGTCTGATGGTCGGCATGAAAGTCGCGCATCAGACCAGCCCGTGCGTCCGCTGACGCTGGATCAGCGCCGACAGGCGCGTCTCGAAGTTCTTGTCCCGGACGTCGAGCGCAGCCTTGATCTCCTCGGCCACGCCACGCCCCGCGCCCTTGGCGTCTATATTTGTCGTCGGAGAGAAGATGATGCCGCCATCACCCATGTCCTGCCCGGGCTTGCGGATGTCGACCATTTCGCCGGGGGTGGCGCGAAATGCCACCGTCTTGCTGTCGATGCCGCCGGCCCCGCCAACCTTGAATGTGCCGCCGGTCGCGTAACCGGGGAGGCTGGCCGAAAAGTAACCGGGGCGCATCCCACCGAAGGCGCCGCCGATCAGGGAGGTGAACGCCTGATTGACCAGCAACCGACCGAGGTCCTTCAGCAGCCCGCCGATCGCGTCACGAAGTTTGAATGTGCCATCGACTGCAGAATCAAAGGCACTCATGAACGAATTCTCGACGACCTGGCCGACCTCGCGCATCCGATCGCCTGCGGCTTCCATCGAGGAGACGAACTGCGCCGACATGGCCTTGGTGGCAGAGACCACGTTGCCGATCGATTTACCCGCCCCGTCGACGGCGAGCCCGAACGACGACGCTGCCTCTTCCGCGGCACCCCATGTTTTCCCGAGGCTTTCGGCAGCCGCCGAATCCACGCCCTCGATGTCAGGGAACGTGAAGGCGTTCTTCAGGTCCTCCGGAATGATCCGCTCGACCTTCGACCACAGGCTGTCGATCGCGCCTTCAAGCTCGTCCATCTGGCCGGTTGCGAGCGCGATGCCGCCGGCGAGCAGAACGAAGGTCGTCAGGCTCGCCCGCTTGATCGCGTTGAACGCCGCCAGCGCAAGGCCCGCGGTCCGGATCACTTTCGCCAGCGAGATCAGCGCTCCGGCCAGCGATACGATGAACTTGACCACCTGCGCCGCGACGAAGACCTTCATGATCTGCACCAGCAGCCCGAAGTTCTCGTAGACGACCATCACCGCCCGGGTCAGGCCGTCCATGACGCCGGTCAGAACCCGGGCCACCTTCTCGACCCACTGGCCGTTCTTGGCGGCGTCGATCAGCCTCTGTGACAGCCGCTCGAAGGCCGGCAGCATATGAGCCGTCAGCTTCGTGATGATGCCGTCCTTGACCCGTCCCAGGCGGGTCAGGTTGTCGTTGAAGCGTTCTGCCGCCTGTCCGGTCTCGGTGTCGATGACGATGCCGAGGGCGTGCGCCTCCTGCATCATCTCGTTGAGGCCAGCTGACCCGGCATTGAGCAGCGGGATCAGTTCCCGGCCCGACCGGCCAAGCAGCACCATCGCCAAGGCGGTCTTCTCGGTGCCATCCTCCATCTTCGAGAACCGGTCGGCGATCTCCGGCATGATCTCCGACATGCTTTTGAGATCGCCGTCGGCGTTCTTGATGTTGATGCCGAGGTCGGCAAACGCCCGCTGCGGCGTCTTCAGGCCGTCGGCTGCATCCTTCATGTTCCGCGCCAGGCGCCCGACGCCGTTCGCGGTGCTTTCGAGGCTCACCCCCGATAGATCGGCGGCATGCGCGAGCGCCGAGAGTTCCTGCGTCGGGATGCCGATCTGTTGCGACATCTTGGACAGCTTGTCGGCCTGGTCGATCGTCCGCTTCATGCCGACGGCAAGGCCGCCGAGCGCAACTGTCATCGTCGCCGCGACCGCCGCCGCAGCCCGCGCCACGCCGGCGCCGAACCGCTTCAGGCTCGCGTCGGCGCCCCTCAGCCCCTTGTCAAACGCGGCCGTATTGGCCGATAGATTGACCCGGAGGGCGCCAATAACAGCCGATGAAGCCATGAGGGTGCTCGTTCAGGTACGACGGTTGACAGCGGATGTCCAAGCCATGGCGATGGCGATCTGCTCGTCCATGGTCTGACGGCGGGACTTCGGTTTTTCGCCCGCCAATAAGGTCTTCAGCGCCGGCACCTTCTTCGCCCGTGACAGGGCGGCGACGTGCCAGGCCAGAGACATGCGGTCGTTGTGCTCGCGCCTCAGTCGCTGCGCGCCGGCCGCAACCCGGAGCGCGATCTCGCGGGGAGTGAGAGACCAGAAGGACTCGGGATCAAAGCCTGCCTCGATGAACGAGGTCAGGACTTCATCCCAGTCCCAGCCGCCTCGCTCCCCTTCCGAGGGCGGCCGTCCGGCTCCTCCGCCGGTTCATCAACGTCCGGGAATGCCCGGGCGAAGGCGTCGCCAACAAGCTCCGACACCCGGCCGACGCCGACCGACGTCATCAGGTCGCCGGCGGCCTTGACGTCGACGTCGGGCTGATCGTCGATCAGGCCGCCCCAGAAGATCGAGCGGAGCATCCGCATCGACGCCCCGGACGGCGACTGCATGGCGGCGATGATCTCGCCGGTCGTCTTGCCGAGATGGTCCTCGAGCTCGCAGAGGGCGTTCGCCGAGTAGCGAAGCGTCCACGTCTTGCCGGCGACCTTGAAGTCGACCTCGCCACGCCGTGCGTTCGCCATCAGGAGGGCGACCCGGCGGAGACGTAGGACCCGGTGACCTTGAAGGTCACGGTCGCGGTCATCTTGTCTTCGGTCGGCACCGCCGGCTCGTAGCCGGTCAGCAGACCAGTGAAGGTCCACGTCACGGTGTTCGGGAAGGTGATCCGGCACGAAACCGCCTCACGGTCCGCCTTGACCTGCTGAAGCAGGGCGTCGGCGGTCGAGCCGGGGATAAAGTTCATCTCGAACGAGCACTCGCCCGGATCGTTGAGCCCGAGAATGAACTCCCGGGTCGAGTTGGGGCTCTGCATGTGGGTCGCGTCGATCACGTCGACCGTGTCGCTCGGCGGCGTGATGTCGAAGACCTCGGCGAGGTCTACGTAGTTGTCGGGGCTCGATCCGTCGGCAATGGCAAACGTCGAGCCGTAGCCGATTGCGGCTGCGGTAGCTGGCATGGTCCTGGTCTCCTGTTAGGCCGCTGATGTCCAGAGAATGAAGTCAAGGCTGGCGCGGTAGAGTTCGGACCCGCCCTGTCCGCGTTCGAAGCTGTCGCGCTCGCCCTGCTGGAAGCCGCCGCGCAGCTTCACGGCGCCTTGGATGGCATCGACGCCCGACAGGCGGGACGTCACCGCCCGGGCCGTCGTCTTCGACGAGGCATAGGTGGCGCCCCAGCAATCGATCTGGATGCGCGAAGAGACGAGCCCGGAGGGGCCGCCGTTCGTGTAGTCGGGAAGCGCATCGATCGCGGTCAGCACCACCGCCGGCAGGTCAGATCCCTGTGGCCGCGTCGACCATGTGATCCGCTGCCCGACAATGGCGGTGAGCCCGCTCGCGCCGAGCAGGTAGTCGGTAAGGGCTTCTTCCATCGGTCAGCCCCTGCGTTTCGCCAGCCGCTTCGCGAGCCGGTCCGCTGATTTCTTGATTTCGGCCCAGATGTCGTCCTTCAGGCCCGCGAGGACTCGGAACTTCCCCGAGTCCCAGGCTGGCCGAAGCCCGGGGTGCGGTGCCTGGTCGACGGTCCCGAATTCTTCGGTAATCGCCTGCGTCAGCCCCCCGGCGCCGATGAACATCTCGACCGTCGCCCGGTCGCCCATCCTGCGATGCTGACTGGCCTGCCGACGGGTCAGCTTCGTCGATACGCCGACCGAGTCCCTGAGATCGCCCTCGTCGACCCGGACCTTGCTCCGGAAGTCGCCGGCCACAGGCTCGGCGCGTTTCTTTAGCACTCGGCGCAGCACCGCCTTGCCGGTCGCCTTCGGCAGTTCCCCGAGTGCCTTTTCAAGCTCGCGGAGCCCTTCGACCCGAACGGTCCGCGCCATCAGTCCGACCGCGCCGAAGTCGAGAGTTCCAGCCCCTCGCGGCGCCCGATTTCCTTCACGCCGACGATGTCATAGGTCCGGCCATCGAAAATGACCCGGTCCTTCGGGTTCACGTCCGAAACCGTTGACGACCACCTGATCTGGAAGCGCGTCGTGATCTCGGCGCCGACTTCCTGCGAGGCAACCCGTTCGGTGTCGCGCGTCTCCTGCTTTGACGCCCAGACCGTCGTCAGCGTTGCCCAGGCCTTCACGATGCTATTGAAAGCGTCGCGGCTTTCCGTCGCCCGCTCGATCGTGATCCGCCTGTCGAGGGACCCGGCGCGCATCAGTAGATCCTCGGCAGGGCGTAGCCGCTCACCAGCGCCTGTCGGGCGGCAAACGTTGTGCCCGACGAACCCAGCATCGCCGGGTCGAAGTCCGGCGTTCCCCGGAGTTCGTAGCAGTCACTGACTGCGAACATGATCGCGTGCAGCAGATCGGCCGGAATGTCATCGGCCGGCCACCCAGCCACGAAGCTGATTGCGACCGGCGCCGGAACGTCGCTGTCGACCGAGGGCCACGAACCACCGCGCGAGGGCATGATAACGCCGCCGTCAGCACCGCGAAGATCCTCCTGGTAGTCGTCGCCGGCCGGCGACGAGCTCGGGCCTGTGAGCGACGCCACCGAACCGCCGCTCGAGTAATCGACCTGAGTAACGGAAACCGTGACGCCGCGCGGCAGGAGGATTCCGTATGGGTAGCAGTCCGGGAAGTCCCGAAGAATCCAAACATGGCCACGCTGGACAATCGTGCGATGCGTCGCACCCTCCGCCCAGCGGACCGCTGCCTGCACATAGAGGTCGAGCAGTTCGTCATCACCGGAATCCACGCGCGTATGTGTCCGCACCATGGCGAGGTCGATGATCGAGGGCGACGACGCCTCGAGCGCGTCGACTTCAAGCCGCAGTGGGCAAAGCATCGGCGAGGTCCATCATCTTGAAGCAGGTCAGCGCACTGTCGGGTGTGCAGTTCACGATCTCGACGCCCTCCGGCAGCATCCGGCTGGCCGCGATAAACCGCTTCGTCCAGTTCTCGTAAGTCTGTGGCCTTGTCGTTCTCAGGCCCTGCGGGTGTTTGCCGAAGAAGTGGCCCTTCTCCCCGACGCGCCGCATGTCGAAACCGACCAGGGCAATGCGACCGCGCCAAGCGATCTTGTGGCCCGCGATGTTGATCGCCTGGAAGCCGCTATTGTCTCCGTAGTGGATCACCGCCGGATCGAGTGAGAAGCCTTCCCCGTCGCGGCCAGCAATCAAGCTGAGGCCGTACTTGCTGCCGACGTCGATCTTGTTGTCGCGGACCCGATTGCCGTGGGAACTCCACCGCTCGCCAGCGAAATCCCTGCACCCATCATGATGGCGCCACCACTCGGCGTCGCAGGCGTAGAGCAGTTCCGCGTCTGGAAAGAGCCTGTAGGCATCGTTGACGGCGATCGTGGGGACGCCGCGGCATCTTGCGGCGATATCGGCTGTCAGGCTCGGTCCCGGCGCGGCGACGATGCAGACATCGCCCCAATCAGGACTTATTCTCTGCAACATCGATGATCTTGGTTTCGAGCGGGTAGGTCATCGCCTTCTTGCGCGACTTCCGGGTCTTCTTCGGCTTCGGCTGGACAGCGGCCGCGGTGACGGGACGGGCAACCGGAGAAGCGGATCGCACCGGTTCGGACTCGCCCATGCCTTCGGAGACAGCGCGATCGGCGACAGCCTTCGGAACCTCGCCGGGCACCCGGTAGCGGCCGGGCTTCATCACCTGCTGGCCGCGCTTCGGGTCCCGGTAGCGCCATGGGCGCTGAATTGTGAGAATGGAATTCATGGATCAGTCAGGGCCGGCGGTGAGGCCAGCCCTGCCCTTCATTCACGTTGCGAGGATCAGAGGCACTTCAGCCACTTGATCGCATCGTTGTTGAGAACGATGCCGCCCTCGCGCCGGCGCACGTAGAACCGGACGTAACCGACATTGGTCACGTTATCGCGGGTGATCCGCAGTCCGGTCCGCTCGGTCAGGAGATAGCCCTGCGAGAAGTCGCCGAAGGCCACCGGCAGGTTGCCGCCGCCGATATCGTCGAGCTGCTCCCACGTCTCCATGCGCTTGCCGAGCAGCATGTCGGGCTGATCGGGCACAAGGCTCGGCTGCCAAAGATACTGACCGTAGGTATCCTTCAGCTTCCGCACGGCGCCGATGGTGTTGGAGTTCATCACCCAGACACCCATGCCACGGTAGGCCGAATTGAGGCCGTACTGCAGGTCGATCAGCGAGTCCGCGTCGATCGCGGCCGGCGAATTGTCGCCGGTCGGGAGGTACTGGTAAGCGGCCGCAGCGCGCTTCGGCGAAGCATCGTCGGCGGTCGTCACCGGCGTGGTGTTCAACATGCCGGTCGGCTTGTTGGTGCCGTTGCCGCTGATCACCGCCAGACCCTCGGCAATGGCGAACTGCCGCGCCACCGACTCGGTCAGCCAGTTCTCGACGTTGAAGAAGATGTCGTCGAGGGACCATTCCGAGACCTGCGGATAGGCGTAGAGTTCGCCGTGCGTCGGGGCCACCTCGCGAAGCTGCGGGGTGCTGGTCGCCGCCCGGCTATCGGACTCACCGACCCAGCCGGCAGTGGCGCCGTTGATGTCGATCAGCTCCTTGTAGTCCGACGTGCCGACCTGGACGACCTTCACGAGATTGCGGATCGGCGAGAACTTCTGCTGGAGCAAGCCGATCTGGCGGCTGATCTCCTCCGGCACCGCATAACCGCCACCGGCCGGCGAAGCAACGGTGATGTCCTTCCGCATCATGTCGTGGAGCTTCTGCTCGAGGTGAGAATTCGAGCCCTTGGCGCGAATCCACTCGAACACCGCGTCCTTGTACTCTCCGGCGGCCTTCTCCTTGCTGGTCTTGCCGGGCTTGGTTGCGCGGGTTTCGAGGTCTTCGATGCGCTCGCGCTGAAGAGCGATCTCGGTCTCGATTTCCTTCTTGGCGGCGACCGCCTTCGTGAGGTCGAGTTCGATCTTGCCGAGCTTCTCGGTGAGTTCCTTGGCGAGCGACTCGTCGCCCTTCTTGAGGGCTTCGAGGGCCTCGTCGTTCGCGGCCTTGAAGGCCTCGAAACTCGTGCCGATGTCGTTGATGCTCTTGGTCAGAGCGCCCATGGACGTTTCAGACATGGTATTTCCTTTCGGGTTTTAGGGGATAGTCAGAACTTGAGGCAGGACACGGCGAACCGCGCCGACAGAGCCTCAGCGGCGGCCTCGGCGGCCTCCGCTTCTTCGTCCGGCATCACCTCGTCCCGAGGGGTGCTGATCGGCGTCCCGGCATCGCGCTGGAACTTCTTGAGGACCGAGGAGGCAATCACTGCCTCACGCTGCGAAAGGCCTGCGTCACGCAGGCTGGCCTCGTATTCTCGCAACTGATCCAGCGTCTTGACGCCG